CCCGTCCCCTATGGAACGCATGGAAACCTTCTGCGAAGCTTTCAGTATCTCCGGCAGCGTAACAAAAGGGGCCGCTATGGCGGGCGTAAGCCGGGCAACGGTGCGTAACTGGGAACGTGAGGACCGGGACGGTTTCCGGCAGCTTCTGCGAGATGCTCAAGCTGCGTATTCCGACAGGCTAGAAAGTATGGCGTTAGAACGGGTTGAACATCCAGAAGGTAACCGTGGCTCGGATAATCTATTGATAGCCTTGAATAACGCTAACAACCCCGACAAATGGAGGGGCAACAGCATGACGGTAGAGGTGCCCGACGTGGTGGTACAGGTGCTGACGGAACTACAGGTACAGGCACAGGCTATCCGTAGCCAACGGCCCGCCGCAGACGTGGTTGACGCAGTCACGGGACCGGCGGCGTTGCCGTGGGATTAGGCATGGCGGTTCGTACAACAACCATTATGTCAACCCAGGCACGGCCAGGCACGAGCGACCCCCCGGCAGGGCATACCCGCTTCCCACGTGTACTAATAGCTCCCCTCGTCAACATTTTTGCTACAAAAGGCCCCCCAGGAAAGCGTAACCGGGGGCGTATCTAGTTACGGAAACGGACGTTAGAGGAGGAAATGAAATGCCTAGACACGGACCGAGAGGGAACCCGCACATGTTAGCGAGGCCGGTGGTGAGGAGGAGGGTGAAGAGGGCAAAGCCGGGGATGGCGAGGGCTGCTGCTCGTCCGGCTGCTGCGCCGGTGAGGCGGAGGAGGTAGGGGATGCCGGTAACGAAGAGGAAGTTGAAGAGTGGGAAGGTGAGGGTATCCACGCCTGGGGGTGTTAAGGCGAAGGCGACTACGGTTGCGAAGGCGGGGAAGCAGGAGAGGTTGTTGCGGGCGGTTGAGCATGGGTGGAAGCCTTCTGGGCGTAGGGGGCGTTAGTGGTTAAGGAGAAGGTCGAGGACGTACCTCAGATTGAGGGGTGGTTGAAGGAGCGGCTCATAGCCAGGGGGCATGGGGTGCTGGTCGGGGTGTTGGAGGTGCTGGGGATAGTGCCTACGCTCTTGCAGTGGCCGATACTTACGAGTGAGAAGAGACGGCTCCTCATCTGCGGGGGGTGGCGCAGCGGGAAGAGTTTCACGGCTAAGAACTACTTTTGGGGGAAGAAGGAGTGGGGTAAGAAGCAATTATTTTGGATTGGGGCGGCGAGTTATGATTTATGTAAGAGGGAGTTTGACTTCATAGTCGAGGACGCACGGACGTTGGGGCAGTTGAAGTATGCCAGTAAGAGGGTGAACGCACCGGGGTATATAGAGTTGAAGGACGGGACGATAATCGAGTGTAAGTCGGCCACGGACCCGAGGTCTTGGGCGGCTCAGCCGGTGGACGGGATAATCATACCGGAAGCGGCGCAGGTCGATTTGGACATATATTATCAGTGTTTGGGGAGGTTGGCGGAGAAGAGGGGGTGGCTCCTCATGGAGGGGACGCTCGAAGGGTCTTTGGGGTGGTACCCGACTTTTTATGAGTTGTGGCAGAGCGGGATTGGGGACGAGCAGTCGTTCTCATTACCCACGGCGTCGAATACTTACGCCTTTCCTGGAGGAGAGGATGACCCCGAGATATTAGCCATGCGCCGGAATTTGCCGGACGATGTGGCGGCGGAGAAGTTGGACGGGAAGCCGGTGCCGCCCAAGGGGCTGGTATTCCCCGAGTTCAGACCGGACATACACGTGCAACCAGTCAAGTGGGAGCCCGAGTTGCCGGTGTATATGTGGGTTGACCCAGGTTTCAGTGACGCAGCGGCGTATCTGTTCGCCCAGGTGGTGGACGGCCAGGTCAGGGTCTTCGCCGAGTTGTACGAGAGGGGCCGGACGGTCAGTGACATAATACAGGTGGTCAGGGGGCCGTCCCAGTGGTCATCGAAATACCCCTTCTGGAAGCACTGCACCGGCAGGGGCGGGGCTGGACTCTTCGCCACCGAGGACAGGTACGGGGAGCAACACCACCATAACTCGTCGGTACAGGAGGTCTGGCTCAGTGAGACGGGCATATACCTCTCTTCGGTCAGGGTCAAGTCGGTCAACGACGTGGACGCTGTGATACACCAGAGGCTCCGGCTCGACCCGCTGACGAACGTCTCGGGGCTGATGATAGACCCAGCCTGCCGGGGGCTCATCTCCAACTTCGGGGGATGTTTAGACCCCTTCGATAACCAGACCAAGGCCTACCGGTGGCGGGCGGACAGGGAAGGGCAGACTTACGGTGAGGTGCCCGAAGACAAGCATAATCACTCCATCAAGGCACTGGGATACGGCCTCGTTGACTGCTTCGGCTTCGTTATGGCCGAACAGAACTTCAGGGCGAAGGTGGTGTACCATTAAGCCATGCCGATAGCTGACGATATCATCGAGAAGGTTGAACAGAAGGAAGAGGATACCACCCGTCTTCGGGACCGGTGGTGTAGCGATTACGAGAAATACTGGCTCTTAGAGGAGTACTCGCCGGACACCCTGGAAGGGTTCGAGACTCACACCTCGAATGACCCCAGGACGATGGCTAGGAAGGCTATCAGCATCTTGGCCGGAGCGGCCATGACCGTCCAGACGCCCCAAGATAATGATGACCGTTCCACTAGGGACATGGACAACGCCAAAGAACGGTTCATCCTGGGCAATTTCAGGTCGAACGACGCCAGACTGGCCTTGATTGGCCAGCCCTCTCTGAGGCAGACGATGAGCTTCACCGTGCCGGTGTTCGGCCACACGTGCGGCCGTGCGTTGCTGATGAAGGAAGGCGGAGAGGCTTGGGCCGACGCCACACCGTGGGACCCGAAAGAGACGACTTGGGAGTTCGGGCACCGGGGGCTACTCTGGATTTGCCACAAGTACTACCGCACCCCCCAGCAGGTGGAAGCCGAGTACGGGGTGCGTATGGACGCCGAGAACCGTCGTGACCCGGTACTGACCTACGATTATTACGATGAGGAACGGAACATCGTGGTGATACCGGCCCTGCGGGAGACGGCCGTCAAGAACGAGAGGCACGGCCTGCCGGGACGTGTGCCCGGCTGGGTGGTGATGTCCTCCCTTCAGCCCCCGATAGTCCGCACCGGCGGCGACGGGGGGCAGGAGATGCTGAGTGTCCAGTTGGCCGACTCCCTCGCTGACTACGGCGAGAGTATCTTCGTGGAGAACCGCACCATCTGGGACGATAACAACTTCGTAATGTCCGTCCAGAAGGAGCTTGTCCACCGGTCCTTAAAACCCGTCTTCGGCATCAGGAGCCGGGACGGGGTGAAACTGGTGGAGAACGACCCCTTCAAGGCCGGTGCCGAGATACCCCTGAGAGAGGGGGAAGAACTCATAGTCTACGATTTCATCAGGACGGCCAGCGACACAGGGGCCTACTTGGGCCTGGTGAACGGCGAGATGCAGCGTGGCGGCTTCCCGGTCATCATGTTCGGGGAGACGCCGGCCACCATCTCCGGCTTCGCCATGAATACACTGAAGAGCGGCGTGGGAGACAAGGTCTTACCCGACTCCAACGCCATCTCCACGGCACTCAGGCAGATTTCCAACATCTGGGCCGACCACTTCGTGACTGGGGCCTTCGGGCCGCTGGAACTGAGCGGTCAAGGCCGTAACCGGCGTTGGTTCTCCGGCACCATCCAACCGATGGACGTCATCGATTTGCCCGAGGTAGAGATAAATATCGTGCCCCAACTCCCCGAGGACAACGCCGGGAAGGTACAGATGGCCCAGTCGTTGCGGGCACCGGGCCCCAACGGTATGCCACTCCAGTCGGACTACCGGATAAGGGAAGAGGTCTTGCAGATGCAGGACTCAGACCTGGAGATGGACGCAATCTTGCAGGACATGGCCATGCAAGACGAGTTGGTCTTGGCCCACCGGATGACCGATGCCTTGGCCAAACGGGGCGATGAGGGTGCCCAGTACTGGCAGATGAACTGGATGATGGCCATGATGCAGAAGATGATGACGCTGCAACAGGGCGGGGTGCCCCCGCCGGAGATACAGCCCCCGCAGACTGAACATGGGCAGAGCAATGGCGGTTTCACACCGCAAGTTTTGCCCAACGCCATGCAGGGGGTGGCTCCACCCATACCGGGAATTGGCACTCCAGCCCAGACAGGACCGTTGGTGGAGCCGGGAACGCCCCGTCCCGGTGGCCAGAACGGGTTCTTGAGGGCCGGGGTGCCGCCCCTACCCTAAAGAGAGACGCTAGATGGTCACACCATTCCAAGAAGCGTTAAACCGGCGGGACTTCGCAGAGGCCCAACGTCTGCGTGAGTTGCGGACGCCTTTTGCCGGTTCTGCCAACCTCTTAGACATCAGCCAAGACCCAAGTTTTGGGTTACTCGAGATGACGGGAGCCGCTGATGTCTTCCAACCCTACCTTATTTACCCCAAGATGACTGGGGCCGAGTTGGGCCAGTCAGGGAAGGGAGAGTCTGTACGCCTGCCAGGCCGGGACTCCGACGCTTATTTCGTCTGGACCGGCGAGTGGAAGCTGGATAGCCAGGCGCAGGAACGGTTGGAGCAGCAGATGGCCCGTTCTCTGGGTGAGACGGGGATGCAAGTGCTGCCCATGAAGGTGCTTGAGTCGGGGACTGCCCTGACCGAGTGGAGAGATGACTGGGGCCCTCCCGCCCAGAAGATGGGTATCGGCAACACCCAGCAATCCCCCAACATAAAACCGGTATATATAGTAAGGGGCCTTGGGGCTTAATGCTACCCCAAACTTCGAGAATTCCTATATGGTAGTGGGGGACGGGGTAATCGAGGCCTTAGCCGGTTACGAGGGGCCTACCGCCTACGAGCGGGTACTGACGGAGTTTGAAGGAAGGAGCCCCGATGAGGCCCGGTACATGGCTAGTCAGCAGTCCCAGATGGGGACGGTGCTGCATGAAGCCTTGCATGAGATAGCGCAGCTACCCCATACTGGGGACGAGGCGATGGTCCAGTTGTACGCCACGGACTACGGCGGCGCACACGGCGACGAGTTCAGGCGGATGATTGACCGCTCCATCGTAGGCACTCGGCCGGATGACCGGTTAGCTGCCATGCGGCTGGTGATGCAGGAGCCTTGGAATTACGGTTGGGGTTCGGGCGGTGCCCCTGGCGTGGCCCCTACCCAGCCTGGGGAAACCCCGGCCCCGGCACAAGAGTTGGTACAAAAGGCGCAAGCGGGGCCGGTACAGGGCCCAGCACCCGGTGGCGGTGTTGCCAGGGCAATCCCGGCTGTGTTTCGAGGGCCCCCGGCTGCGGCGACAAAGTTGGGCGATTTGCCGGTAGGCAAAGTTACGAAACTGGGAGATTTGCCGGTAGGAGATAGCCTTCAGCGTTTAGCGG